CAGGATCTGAGCTAATGCCGCTTGGCGTGAAGTGCCGCAGATTAGGCAGGTCCATATCGTTTGCGGAGTTGATCTAAGGTTAACTCTGATCCATCATCGCGTACTAGCTTGGCGATGGCATCGCGTGGGCCGTATTTCTTGGCAAGCCGGTTGAAGTATGCAACCTTGCCAGGGCCAAGCGCATCAGCTTGTGCGCTGCGTGGCTGCTTGGATAGCCACTCGCCGTAGCTCTGGTTGATCGGCACCTGGCCATCCTTGCTGGCGCGGGTGGCTGTCGTTGACGGCGGCAGGATGTCTGGGTCGATGATTGGCACAGTGGTGCTGCGGCAGTTGAAGTGCTGCGGCGGCATCGGACCTTTGCCGTATTCAAACTCCCGCCCATCAAGCGCTGCGCACCTTGCACTGGTGCGGGTGTCCAGCGTGGCAACGTAGCGGTACTTCTTGGTGATGTCCTGGTTGGCCTCGTACACCTGCTGGCTGGCGGTGTTGGCCACCTGGTTAATGCTGGTGCGTATCAGGGCGATGACTTGATTGTCTGCTACTGCTGTTGCCTGCCCGCCTGCAGCGATGAGCTGCTTAACAGTCTTCGCTTCCTCGCCAAATTGCAGGCTGCCGATCAGCCGTTTGGCAATAGCAGGCGTTGGCTCACCAGTCAGTAGCCCCTGCCGTACCACCTGGCTGAACCGCTCGGCCTGATCGACGGCGATGCCACGGAACGCCTTGGTGACTACCTCGCCATTAGGTAGCGTGATCGTGGCGCCCTGCGCAGCGGTCAGATTGAATGTGGCCGGGGCGCCTTGCACTGCAGCGAATAGGTCATCACTCAGCGCCACTACGTTGAGCTGTGTCGGGTCGGTGGTGACAACCGACTGCGCAAACTGCGGGCTGATCTCCACGGTGTTGACCGCATCCCGTGCGCCAGCCGGTAGCGCTTTGCGAAGCTGATCGGTTACGAACTCGGATTGCAGCTGCGCGATGCCCTGCAGCTCAGTCGCTGTAATCTCCGTTGCATCACCCGCCCAGGTGCCGAGGCTGTCTTTTAACTGCGCAAGGATGGCCCGCAGCCTGGCTGCTTTTACAGGTGCGGCAAGTTCATCGATGGTCCGCAGTTGATTAACTGCATCAATGATGATGTCGTTGTAGGCGTTGATGATGCGCCGCGCAACGCTATTGCTGTACCTGTTCAGGTCGATGGCGTTACGGTATAGCGCTTCTGGTGTGCTCACTGTCCATCAGACGGTAGATCAAGTCCCGCATTGGATGTAGCATCCAGCTCTTCATCTACATCAAAGTTGTCACCCAGCACATCGCCTTCGGCCAGCTCACGCAGCAGGGTTTCCTGGCTGATGGTGCCAGCGGTGTAGAGCGATAGCAGCGCTGTGATGTCTTGCGGCTCAAGGCGTGCGCCGAGGAAGTCGCGGTTGACATAGCTGCTACCGGCAGCAGTTGCATTGCCGAGATATTGCGCGTGAAACTGCAGGCAGTTGTCAATCATGTCTTGCATATTCTGCGCTATCACCATCATGGTGCTATCGCCCTGGCTGCGATCAATGCGCTTTGCCTCAGCTGTCTCGGCGCTCAGCTTCTGACCTAGCACTGCGGACAGTCCTAGCTCATTGATCTGCAGCGCAAGCTGCTCAAGCCTGCGGAATTGCGCATCAAAGCTACGGCCGGCTGGCTCGATGTACTCGGCGCGGCCTTCGGCGGGGAATGCGATTGCTTCGCCGGGTCCGGCTGACACCTCCTCGGCTGCTGACGGGAACCCGTAGAACGCCAGCATCGGTACGGCTGAGATGTGCAGCTGGTTATCAAGGTCCGACTGCACCTGATAGGTCTTGAGGTTCAGCTCTGCAATGTCTTCCAGCGGCGGACGTGATTCCATGAACCCATGACGCTGCGCATAGGCAATGGTGAACGGGATCTGGCTAAGGCTCGTGCGGCCTTCATCAACGACTGTGAACTCACCGCTGTCGGCTTTGCGATGGATGCGGTACTCGCCAGGCGTCAGCACACGAACCTGCTCGACGGCCTTCTCGCCAAACTCACCATCTGGCACCGTGACCACTTCCGCCAGCCGCAGCTGGGTCAGCACCTGCCTGCCTTCTTGCGTCTCTGTGCGCCAGCCAAGGATCTGCCGCGGTGTGTAGGTCACCCAGTAGGGTCTGCCGCCATTAGACGGTGCATCCACCAATGTGCCAACGTGGCCATAGCGCACCATCTTACGGGCTGCCTCATAGGTCCACACGTTGAGGTCGTTGCCTTGCAGGTCTACGTCAAATAGCTGTTCACGGATGATGTCGGCGGTGTCATCCAGCCGGACCGGTTTGCGGGTGAGCATGCCCGCCAGCATGCGCTCTAGGCGGATGTAGTACGGCGGGCAGACGCTACGGGATAGGCGATTGTCGTAGGACTCATCCAGCTCGCGGGGCTCCTGCGGCAAATAGCGGCGATGCTTCTTGCGCATGCCATAGGTGCCCTGCAGCAGATCTTCAATCAGCAGCCAATGCGGCTCTTGCGCATACCAATTCGTATTTGGGTCGTTGACCTTTGCTACGGTGCGCTGCGCTAGCGGCCGGTCATAGAAGTTGTAACCGCTATACACGAGCGCTAGCCGCTGAGAATGCCATCAGTTTACGGCTTCAGTCATTGATGGGCTGTCTAGTAAAGCCTGATGCCAGTGCTGCGGCCAGCGCCAGCATGCAGCGGGTTGAACTCACGCCATACCAGGTAGCCGAGCGCGTCGTTCATGTGATCGAACCCTGCATCCTTATCAGGTTCGCCCTTGTCGCTGTAGCACTGCAGCTCTAGGCATTCGATCACGCGGCGGCAACCCTGCGCCACCTGCAGCCGCACCTGCCCTTTGCCGTTCTCCATCAGCGCCTGCACAGCCGATACCCGATCGCGCACTGGCGGGTTGCTGCGTGGTGACTGATTCGACATGCCGTAAGACTCCAGGATCTGGATGTCGGTCTGGCTGGCGTTGGTGCTGCGGCTGCCGCCGCTGGCGTCTGGGTAGATGTAGATCTGCTGCTGCGGGTGCCGCCTGCGGATCTCTTGCGCTAGGGCGTCGGTGTCGTGCGCACCGGCGATCTCGTCAACCACCAGCAGGCCATTGCCAAGCCGCACGGCGATCACGGCAGACATGTTGCCTACGTTGAAGTCAATGCCAACGCGGATCGGCTCGCGGGTGATGTCCGGCACTGTGGCGGTGACATGCTTTGCCCGGTGGAACCTGTCATACACCTGCCCAGTTGTCAGGTTGACGAACTCGCCGTCGAGGTACGCCCGCAGCAGGCTCGGGTCGTAGTTCGCCTGCAGCCGTTCGATGAAGTCTGGCGGCAGATGCGGATTGTCTGCCGTGCGCATTTTGATTAGCTGCCGGTCTGGGCGCTGCCTTGCCTCGTCGCTGCCGAATGTGTTCCACATCCACCGGAACCCTTCTGGCGTTGATGCCGCGCCAAACTGCCGCACATTGCCCGAGCGCAAGCGGCCGAGGATCTTAGGGAATGCCTTGTTAGCAATGCTTGGCGTTACGGTGTCGATCTCATCAGCCAACACCCAGGCAAGGTTGAGACCGATGATGCGGCTCCAGTTCTCAAAGCTGCGGCAAAGGATCTTGGTGTCACCGCCTGGCAGGTGCAGCATGTACTCCGGCAGCGGTGATGCGCGAAATGTGTACGGGATGTCGTACGCCTCAAGGAACGCCTCAAAGTCCGTCTGCCAAATGTCCCGGATCAGTGGCCCGGTCGGCTCCATCACGCAGCCGATGAAGCCTTGATTGGCCGCGGCCAGCATCACAGCCTTAGCGCATAGCGCCCTGGTCTTGCCAGCGCCATAGCCAGCACTGATGCCAAGGATCTGCGTTGCGGTGTCATCTACAAATGCAAGCTGCCCAGGGTGGAGGTCGCTGCGGATGCGGGTGAGCAGGTCAGCAGTGTCCTCGGGCGTCTGCTGCTGCATGAATGACAGCAGCGGTACTGGTTCGCAAATGCCGCTGACAATGCTCACGACATCTCAAACCGCAATAGCCGAGCTTGCTTCTCTAC